TTTTCTAATCTTACCGTGTGAAGGATCGCCTTCTTGTCTTTGATAAGGTTGATCCCAACCATCACAGTGCCAATCATAAAATTGACCTTTAGTATATTTTGTAAATTGACAAGACTCACTAAAGTCCCATTGAAAATTCCAACCTGCACTTTGGTTTGCTCTATGAATATATGGTTGTATTTCTCTATATATCCATCTATCATTCATCCAAACAATGTCAGAGTTTCTTTTCTTTTTTAAATCTTTTGTTTGTTTTGCATTTAATTTTTTATTACCATATCCACCAGTCACTGCCATTTGATCTTGTAGTTGATGACCGTAACGAACAATGTCATCACAGATACGTTCTGGAATTGCTGATTTAAAATACCAATAATAATTTGTTAATTGCATATTCTTTCTTTTACCACCATAAAAATAATATACCTACGCTTTACTAATTGTCAAGGTGCCAGTAGCTGTAAATTTAGCTATTTTATCTCCACCTGGGTGGGTTGAACCTGTAAATGCACAACACGGACTACCTGCAAATACTACAGCACTTGGTCCTCTAACAACTACAATACCTGATCCACCATTATGAGTTGTTGCACCAGTACCACCATCATTAGCACCTGAAGCACGGCCTCCACCGCCTCCACCTGTATTAGCAGCACCACTTGTTCCAGCTGCTCCTCCAGGATTACCTGGTGCTCCAGGTCTTACACTACCTGTACCTCCGCCACCAGCTCCACCAGCTCCACCTGGCCAATTAGGCCCATTATGCATATTTTGAACACCACCACCGCCACCACCAGCGTATGAACTATCAGGCCCTAAAATTGTATTAGGTGCACCTGCACCTCCAACTCCTGCATTAGAATTAGCAACACCATTAGCTCCAGCGGCTGTAGCACCTCCACCTCCAGCACCAAGGCCTCCACCGCAATAGTAACCACTACCAGCTCCATTACCTCCATTATTTCCTTGAGGCGGATCTGTAGGAGGTGTATTACCTGAACCACCATCACCTGTCCAAGAACCTCCACCACCAGATCCTCCATCTTCTCCACATTTACTAGTTCCAGAAGGATGGGGATGTCCTCCACCACCTCCGCCACCAGTTGATGAAATACTTGTAGGAAAACCTATTGTTGATGTTCCACCTATAGTAGCAGGAGTTCCATAATTAGGTGCACCTGCTGCACCAGCTCCTACTGTTATTGCATAACTTCCTGTTGTTAATCCAGATACTGCAGAACCTCTAAGAGGACTAGGGCCATAACCAGTGGCTCTATAACCACCAGCACCGCCTCCACCAGCTCCACCGCCACCACCGCAGCCTCCACCACCGCCTCCTGCAACAATTAAATAATCTAGATCTACACCTAAAAATTGACTTCCATCTGGAAAAGTTGAGGCTGGATTTGTTTTTTCTCTAAATATTGTTTTTAAATTCCATACACCACTTGCTTTGTTTAATTCTTTTACGACTACGATTCCTGGACCTCCATTACCTGATGGACTAGTTGATGCAGGTGTATCTTGACCACCTCCACCTCCACCACCTCCAGTGTTTGCTGTTCCTGGTGTTGCGTTTGTTGTTGAACAACCACAACCACCATCACCACCACCTCCAGCTCCACCAGCTCCTTTGTTTCCTGTCCAAGCAGATCCACCACCACCGCCTGCATAAGTTACGCATGATCCTGTTATATCAGAAGATTGTCCAGCTCCACCAGCTCCACCATGTGCGGAACAAGGAGCTCCCTGTCCAGCTGCACTAGCTCCACCTCCACCACCTGCTGCTACACGAGGGTGACAACTTAAACCTCCAGGGTTTCCTTCGGGAGGTGTAAAACCTCCAGCATTTCCTGTTCCTCTGTTAGGAGTTGCAACAGGATTAGGCCAGTTACCAATACCACCTCCTGATCCACCAGGACCAGCAGCTACAATTCCATCACCATTTGAAACTCCACCTTTCCCTCCTGCTGTTGAAGTTATTGGATTAGATGGAAAACCCGCAACTGAATTATTTCCATTGTTAGCAGATGTTCCTCCAGAACCACCTCCTCCTACGGTCATTGTGTAAGGTGTGTTACCACAAACTGAAATACAAGAAATATCTCTAAAACCACCAGCTCCACCGCCACCGCCATAGTAGTTATCTCCAGGTTTACCATAACCTGAACCACCACCAGCTACCACTAAAGTTCTTATTAGTCTTGTTCCTGGTTGAGTTGTGACAGCACCTGATGATGTTTTAGATGTAACTTTATCCTTCCCAAAAGAAGTTATGTTTTTTTTACCTATTATACCGCCGTTGGTTCTTGCCATTTAAGGTCTCCTATTCGGAAACCCAAGCCGAGCCATTCCAATTATAGACTGTTTTGGTTTCCGCGTCGTCGTTTGATTTAGTTGCTTCCCAACCTGTATTGTTGTCAGCGTTATATTTTGTTTCGTTCCATTTAATAAAATAAACCCATGAAGGTGTTTCTTCACCATCATTAGTTACTGATGGATATGTGATTGGTGCTTGCCAATCGTCACTTGAATCAAGTGACCAGGATGCAAAAGGTTGAGGTGTTATGAATTTATTTTTAGATGCTTCATATCTCATACCAACACCTGCGTATTGTTTTCTAAAATTATTATTATAAGATGTTTGTTTCCAAGTTCCACCTCCAAAAAAATTAATACACCATGTTTCACCATCAACGTGTTCATCTGATGGTACTTCATCATTTGCAACAACTACAACTCTTTTTACAATCAGATGTGTATCTGATGTAAAACCTGTTGGATCTGTTTTTGATTCTAATTCTGCGAAATGTGCCATGTTTATTTTTCTCCGTAAAATTTATAATATATGTATACTAACTTTTTAATAAATTGTAAATATCATTTGTATTCCAAACACCTGAACCACTGTTAAAATTTATTGTCTCAGCAGTGCCAGGCCCTTCATTAATTATTACTACACCTGAACCTCCATTACCAGATCCAGCTGAACCGCCACCACCGCCACCTCCAGCTCCTTTATTATCATCTCCATGTTTGTCAGCAGGGATTGAAGAAGTGCTACATCCACCTTTTCCACCTCCTCCAGAGCCTCCATTACCACCACCAGAAGGGTGAGCTGCACCACCACCGCCACCTCCATAAGTTACACTTGATCCAGAAGCACTTGAAGCTGATCCGTTTCCACCAGCACCTCCTGGGGCATCTCCCCCATTAGCAGATGCTCCACCACCTCCAGCTGATTCGTTTGTACTTGGTGTTGAAGTTGGTGAATTACCTCCATTAGATTGACCTCCAGGGCCAGGAAATGTTTGAGTATGACAACCCATTCCAGCACCACCGCCAGAACCATTAGTTGAAGATCCACCAGTTCCACTCCAACCGCCACCACCACCACCACCTTCGGATGTTATTGGACTTGGAGAACCAATAGTTGTTGTTTCACCTTTAGATCCAGGGCCACCAAATGAATTTGTTCCAGCTCCACCACCAGCTATAGTGATAGGAAAAGGTGAGGTTCCTAAACTTTGACAAGTTAAATTTCTAAAATGAGCAGCACCACCACCGCCTCCCCATCCAGAACCTCCACCTCCACCGCCTATTAAAAAAACAGCAGGTGCAGTTCCAGGAAAACTTGAAGATACTTTATATTGTGTGGATGCAGTTATAGTACGAATACCACCTCGTGATTCAGAGCCTTGACTTAAAGTTTGTATAGGACCGATAATTCCGCCATTAGCCATAGCCGATTACCTCCTACGCGTCGTCTAATTCTTCGTAAGAAACAAAATAAGTTAAGTCATTTGCAGCTGATGCTGTAAATGCTAATATATCTGTTTCATCTAAATAAATTGGATTCTCTAAAAAACTTAGGGTAGCATCTGCTGGTATTGATATTGTATTAGCAATCTTAACATAGTTAGATCCATTATCTACACTAACTTCGATTGTAATATCAGCAGCATTTGAACCATCTACGTTTGCAATAAGAATTGTATTTATTTTGGCAACTTTATCTGCTGCAACATCAACCGCTGTAGTTCTAGATGTACCATCTAGTAAAGCAGTTGAGTTTTTAGCATTGATTGTTGCTACGTTTACTATATTTGGTGTTGCCATATTATTCTCCTTTTATCCGAATACGATTGCCATTGCAATAGCTTTTCCAACCGATGCAAAATTAGCGTTAGAATTGATATATGTTGTTAAATCTGAAGCTGCAACTTGAACCATGGTTCCATTATCATTAACCACAAATCTGTCAGCATCTACTAAAGTTGTAGAAGTAGCTGATGTTCCGCCATCTACGATATTAAGCTCTGCAGCAGTAGATGTAACCCCATCTAATATATTAAGCTCTGCGGCAGTAGATGTAACCCCATCTAATATATTAAGTTCTGCAGCTGTAGATGTAACACCATCTAGTATATTTAACTCAGCAGCTGTGGATGTAACCCCATCTAATATATTAAGTTCTGCAGCTGTAGATGTAACAGCTGTACCATTAATAGCTAATTTATCTGTTACAACGTTAAATGTACCATTGTCCTCAATTCTAGCTACCTCTGTTCCATCTCTTTGTTGAAAAATTAAATCTTTTGCATCAACAATCGGTTTAATTATTACATCACTTGATGAATTAGATATTCTTAAAATTTCTGTGCCACCATCTAAAAAGTTA